CGCCCTGGAGCGCCGATCTCCCACATATCTCCACACATACACACATCAACCATGCAGCAACGCATTGATCTGCATGCATGTCTAGCCATACGCAATACAGGTTAGGATGCTGTGCTACGTTGGCGTCACGTCTTTGTAGGTCGTCTCTATCTGCTTGGCCTGCCCTGCAAGGCGTAGCAACGCGTCAGCGTGAGCCACAGCGACATTGACGTTCTGGTTGATGTCTATGCTCTGCTTCACCCCGTAACGGCGATACAGCAGGCTTCCTATGACCTTCCAGCGCGCATCTATGCGCACACGAGCGCGGTTGGCGTCCTCGTCGGTGTCGGCGATCTCGATGAGCTGATCTGACCAGAGTTCAGCCCGCGCCTCTTCAGCGCGCGCGACTGCCTCGTCGAACCCTTCGTGCTTCCTTCTCCAGCTCCACACAGTTGCTGGATCTAATCCATACAGCTCCTTCACCTTCGACATATGCCCGCCGCCTATGATGTGCTTCACGATGGCGTCAGCGATGTCCTGGTTGAAGCTAGATGGTCTGCCTCCCTTGTTCTTCTCTACTGTCTGGTGAGCAATCTGTTCAGGCGCCGCAGAATTTTTGCTGGCTCTCTGTCCAGGCTTTCCGGGGCTTTGCGCCTGCTTAGCTACCGGCGGTCCAGCCTGGCGCGTGTTCAGCAGTCGCTCTGTCCGGCTCAGCTTCTTTGCTGGTTCGGGAGTAGCCACTAGACTGCCCTCATGCGTTGTTGCCGTTCTGTCTGGTTGGTTGCGGCCCCATCTGCCGAGGTCAGACGCCCGGAGAGAGGCGTGCAAACGAGGCCGCAGTATTGTCGCTCAAAGGCGCTCTACCTACTCGGTGAGCTGCTACCTTTGTGACACGATATGGATATGCGCCCAAAGAAAAAGGCCGGCGGAACATGCCACCGGCCACGCAATTCTGGGTAACGCTTACGGCGCATGAGCGCCGCTTCGCATAATCTCTCATTTAGCCCGGTCGCCGTCAATTACGCGAACGCGGCCCGCTGTTAATAACCGCGCCGACGTAATTACCCTGCCCGTCATAGATCAGCGTGTTCTGCCCAGCCGGAGCCGTCGAGCCGATGTAGTCGCCGTTGCGGCCATAAATGAAATTGTTCTGCCCCGCCGGCTGCATGTTGCCGAGGTAATCTCCATCGGCGCCGTAAAACTGCGCGGTCTGCGCCGCCGCAGGCGTTGACACGAATGCCAATAAAATGATGATCTTGCGCATACTATCCCCCGATCTACTCACCACAACCTTGATACATTTGTCTCACTGGTATAACACAGCCCAATGATAACACCAGCACAAATTAGAGCCGCCAGGCATCTCCTCGTTATGAAGCAGGACGAGCTGGCTGAGCTTGCCGGCATATCCATCGCCACGCTCAAGCGCGCCGAGAGCGAGCGAGAGGTGCCGATTTCGGAAGAGACCATCCAGCTTATCAAACAGACGCTAGAGGCTAACGGGATCGTGTTTCTCGGCATGACCGGCCTGAGACGACTGCAATAGCCGGCGCCGATGGATCTCGCGGCTGATATACCAGCGAGCCTTTTCCAGATCCTCGATCGCGTCGCCCTTGAGATCCGCGCGCCAAATGTATTTGACCGCGTTGCCCAGGCAGAACCCCATATGCTCGGTGATCTGGATGCACTCAACGGTTGAGGGATGGCCGGTGTAGTGCGGCGGGTTGTTGACCATGTCTCTCACTGACATGCGAGCTTCTCCTTGATCACAGGCATCCGGCGGCGCACGGACACGACCTTCATGCTCAGCGCCTGGGCGATCTCATCGACCGTCTTGCCGGCCTCGAACATCTCCCAGACCTTGGCCTCGACCGGCGTCAGCTGCTCAACCGGCGGCTTTGAATTATTGCGAACCAAACTGCTCATGCTCTCACCAACCGTGCCAACCACATAGAGAAACAATCCGACCAGGCTTGCGATGAGCTGGCGCCTGCTGCCCTGCCTTGAACTTATCAACCGCCACCTGACGCCTGGCCCTCAGAGCTGCGCCCTCTGGCGTGTCAGATTTGAGCTTGGCCTCGTATCGATCTTTGGCCGCCTTAACCCGCGCGCGAACCTGGGCGGCGTAGTCTGGATCCTCCGCCATTTTCTCCCGCATGCGGAGATTTCTGGCTCGACGCTCTTCCTTCGTCTCAGCCATCCTTCTCTCCCAGATAAGCGGCACGGGCTAACAACACGGCTTCCTCATGCCCATCGCGGCAGTAAACGATTTGTTTCCCCGGCTGGCCTATTCGCATTAACGCCGCAGTAAGTTCCGCGATGCGGGCGACGGCTGTTTTATATTCGCTGTGCATCATGTCAGCTTCTTTGCGTAAATCCGCAATCCGTCGTGCCTGCGCCTCTAATGCGTCGGCGGCTTCGTAGTGAATGCCTCCGGTTTGTGATAAGCGCAGCCGTGCGATAATGTCGGTGTAGTCAGTCATCGCCAATACCTCCGCACTCTATGCCGCCGATGACGACGAGGCTTTGGTTCTTCCTGCTTAACGACCTCCGGCTCTGGCGCAGGCTCAACCTTTGTCACCTGTGGACAGGCCTTGTAGACGACCTCTGCCGGCGGCGGCTTGAGGACATATGCCGTCGCAACCTTTGCCGCGACTTTGTAGGTCTCGCATTTATCTGCACGAGGCGTGTCTACCTGGTAGAAGACGACAGCCACCCCGATCGCGATGCCTGCGGCGAGATATGCGTAGTTATTCATGCGCATTGAGCAGCCAGCTTCTCTTGGATGATTTTGTATCGGATCGAGATCGATTTCGGATTTACGTTGCCGACCGCGGCGGCGATCTGCTTCCAGTCCATGCCCTGGCGCCGCAGATCCAGGATCCGCTGCTCGTAATCTGTCAGCGCAGACGGGTCTGAAAATCTCCGGTATGTGTTAAATCTTGGCGGCATTGCCCCCTCCACGTCGCGGCTGAACATTCAGGGTTGCCTCAACGACATACCAAGCGATTTTCCCGTTGTGCCGGCGTGTTCCTGTTGTCCGCTTAGATTTGCGCTGCAAAAATGTGCCGAATTGATTTCTGACAATTCGATCCCCGTTCGCGAGCATCTCAATCGATACGTTCATTTCACACCCCGCGCCCTTTAAAGCGGCCCTTTCCGACCGCAATCAGCCCAAAATGTTTGTTAATGGCGTCCAGCGCTTCGCATAGCCGGCCAGATAAATACCCATGCGTCCGCGAGCTGCCTGGAGCATGAACTCCGCGCCAGCCACTGGCGACATCCTTGAGGCTTTTGCTTTCGCCGCAGACGTTGACCAAAATTGCGTAGCCGATCATCCCTACCCCAGGAACGCTAGAAGCCTCTGACAGCCATTTGTGGGCCTCCTGCATGCGTTCTGTCAGCGGCTCTGAGCTAACGCCGCCATCGACACGAATGCGGCTATAGTCGATCGCCTGTGAGGCTCCGAGCATTGCGGCCTCATATCGGCGCCGGAACTCGTTCGCAGCGATGAGCTGATCGTCGTCGATGACCTTCTGGTGGTGAAGGTAGCTAATCGAATGCTCGCGGGCGTTCCGCATGACGGTGATCTTCTTGTCACCCTCAAACGGATCGACAGCCTCGCCAGCGATGAGAATTTGCTGGTGAGATCCGGCGAGCGTGATCGGCGGCGGCTTACGACGGCTCATGGCGCCACCTCCATGAATGCCTTGATCACTTCTGCCGCGAGCGGCGGGACAATGGCGTTACCGTAACCCCGCAGGCGTCCCACTCGGTTGGGAACCCCATCAACCAGCAAACAAACTCCGGGTTTAGCGCGCCGCGTTTTTCCGTCTGCGCCGGTGAGCCATTCATGCTCACGCCAGTAATTGTCGCTGTCTGCCCCAGCGTCAGCCCAAATCCGTTGCCGTTGCCATGCTTCGCCTTCATCATCTCCCGGCGCTCCAGCAGCTTTTGCGGACAGCCCCCCTCGAATTGATTGGCTGTTGGCGTCGGCCATGTCGTATGCGTCACCGCCTGCACATTGAGCGCTTGGCTGTTGCGTTTGAATTGCGACGGCCCCGCCGTGTTCTCGCTGTCCTGCACTGTTGGTGTTGACCATGTCGCCGCCACTTGCGTTGCCAGCCCATCCCCGCTGCTGGCTGATAGCCCCTTGCGATTGTAGTTCCCGCATAGCGTCGGCGTCGCCCACGGCGCACCAATAGAGGCGCTGGCGAATGTGCGGCGCATTGACGGCGCAAGCCGAAATATCGACTGCCCTTGCGGAGTAATCTTCTCCTTCCAAGTCAGTGGCAACTCCGTCGAACCAATCGTATCCAGCCTTTCCCGCAACCTGTTCACCCATGACGACAGAGGGTCTTGCTTGTCGGATGAGGTCGAAGAAAACAGGCCAAAGGTGGCGCTCGTCGGATTTACCTTTGCCTTTGCCGGCGACGCTGAACGGCTGACACGGGCATGAACCTGTCCAGATTTCTCTGTCGTCTGACCAGCCGGCAAGTCGAAGAGCGTGGCTCCATCCGCCAATGCCAGCGAAGAAATGGCACTGTCTGTAGGCTCGCAGATCATCAGCTCTAACATCGAGTATTGAGCGCTCATCAACATCGCCTTCCGGTATCAATCCAGCCTGCATAAGGTTACGCAGCCATGCAGCCGCGAATGCATCGTGTTCGTTGTAGTAGGCGGCCATTACTCAGCGGCCTCGCGGTATTGATCGTTCACCAAGGCGAGAACACGGTCACGCATCGGATACGGGCGACCGTTCTCACGCTCCCAGCGATCGATGAACGAGCCAGGGACGACGCGCTCGACGATTGGCTTGGCGGGTTTAGTGCCTTTCGGGACGAGGCCGTATTGCGGGTTGAAATTCACGCCGCTCTTCAGCTCGTCGAGGAGAGCCGCAAACCGTTTCTGCATCTCGGCGCGATGCTCTTCGGGATACTCGAACTCAGGCTTCGGCAGGCGCAGGCGCTGAACCTTCTGCGCCTCGATCCGCTTCAACGCGCGCTTCTCGGCCATTGCGTAGATCTGGCCGGCGCTAGGCGCGAAGGCGCAATTCACCTTCGCCATGTCCTGGCAACCGCCCTCGACGTCCTCATCCGTGAAATCGCTTAAGGTTTCCAGGTAGCCCCGGATCTTCGAGACCAAATCCTCCGGGGATAAGCTCGCCGTTGACGGGAATTTGTCGAAGAGCTTGGCGATCGCG